GACAGTCGTGACAGGAAGCATACTGTCTGCCATAGCTGAGAGCTTGAATTTGCACATCCAGATCATGGCTGCTGGTGACAACATTGTGTTCATATCCAGGTTCTCTCTGCAGAACTCGAAGCGATCCGAAGCAGGCAAATTAGAGGTAAAAAGAATCCTTGGCAGATTGGACAACTTCTTGATCAAGGCTTTTGCATTGTTCAAAAAGCTGGGGATGCCCCTCAAACCATCAGAGACATGGAGATCATGTTCAATGATCATGTATGGAAAGAACATTGTATATAATGGGATGATGCTCGGAGAGGTCCTGAAGAGGATCGCCAAGCAATCACTGACGGTCAATGACGCAGTACAGACAGTCGAGGTGTGCCTTAGTGCCAACAGAGCAATGGGTGAGGATGCGTCAGCCACTCATCCTAACCCTTTGTGTCTTTATGCGTTCACCATTTTCAGGAACTGGGAAACATCGAAATTTCATATGTACGAATTCAACCCACTGATGGGAGAGCCTCTTGTTGACCAACTGAAGAGACAAAGTGTTTCAATATCCGACACTGAGAGGATCGAGATCTCTGCCGAGGTGATATCGATGCTTCGAACCGAGAGGGATGCTGCGAGCTTGGCTCTGGCCCTGTGCCCCAACGTGATTGGAGGACTAAGTGCCCCCCAGCTGATGTCGTATGTAATGAGAGGATTCCCAGATAGAACAGTGTTGGAGGTACAGGAGATGAGGACCATGGGAAGAGTGATGAGAGCAGTCTACCCAGGAGCCTATCGCTTCTACGAGAAGATCACACGAACGTTTCTTCAGCCTGAAATAGATGTGGAAAGACTCTTGGAAGACCCGTGCTCATTGAACACTGAAAGTGGACCGAGCCCGAAGAGAAGACTATATGATGTTGTTGTGAGTGACGTGATCAAGCCTCATTGCAAGAATACCGACATGAAAGAACTGATCTCTCTAGTCGATGAGATGAGAAACATCGATAAACACTCGAGAGAGCACAGAAAAATCGACTCCTCTGGACCTCAAAGAGTGAGGAGTTGGGCAGGAAGATGGAAGGAGGAACTAATGACCATGTCTCCCATGGATCCCAGGGCTGCATCAGAGATCTATAAATGCTCCATATTTGGACTAATAGACTCCTTGATAGGGAAGATCGTGAGGACAAAGACAATGGCTGCCACAGCCTTAAATCTTGACACCACCGACCTTCTGCATTCATTCGGGAGAGCCGAATGCAAGACTCTTGTGCTGCTCTTTTCGAAGATGAAAAACATCAGTGAGAGGCGACTTCAGAGAGAGTGTCTGACGGAGGCATGCCCGGTGCTGGCAGTGCAACGGGCCAGGGACAGGGGCTGGGGGGTCGAGATTGTTAATACAACGCTTTGTCACCCAGCTCACTCATTTAGAAAGGAGGAAGAGAAGCCTGAGGGGCCCAGCAACTTCATCACAGCTAGGAGGATTGAGAGCACCAGGATATCTGAAATGTGGGAATCCAATGTTGACGGGCGACCGTATTGTGGAGGGATCACAAAGGAGAAGATCCTGCAGGCTGGAGGAAGTAGGATCACTATAGAAGATAGCTTCGGGGCCAAGGCATTGAGATCCATCAGACTGATTGGCTTCATCTGTGCGAAGGATTCAAATATAACCAAAGAGATCTTGGCAAATGGAAAGATTGTGACCGGCAAAGACCTAGCGGAGTTTGTGAGGACTCAGGATGAAATGACTCAAACAGCACCAGGACACAGGTTGCATACGACGGGAGTGTCGAATGGGGCCTTCATAAGAACCAATGTGTGTGTCGGGAATCACCTCAGGATCAGCTCCGATGGTCTCTCCAGTTTTGGAAAGGGTCAAGCAAATTACAATATAATGATGCAGGCTCAACTCCTGTACAGCCAATTCAGTGCATCCCTGGGATGGCGGCTTGGTGAGCAGGTCCCGGAAGTGTACTTTGTGGCCAGATGCCCCGATTGTCGCTCCCCAATCTATGAAGGGAAACACGAGATCAGCAGAGCGGACATTCTGACAAAGATGTGCGAGGAGGGGAGAGAGTTCGGTTTCTTTCGAGAGTACAAGAAAGCAGAGATCTCTGAGACAAAGAGAGGAGACTTTCCCAAGCTGGTCCTGAGAGGACTCTCGAAAGCTGGGCTTCTTGAGGTAGCGAGCCTCGCAGCAGGAAGACTGGCCTACCTAAAGTCCTCGCATCATATCAGAGTAGAAGGGGTCTCAGAGACATCTTTGGAGGCAGCTCTCTCCACACAGGCATCAGTGTGTCATATTTTTGCAGGCTTCATGATTTGGGCTGCAGTTGCAGAATTCAAGCGACTAAGCATACGAGCGGATTGTATGGACCGTGCCACGGATTGTCTGATCAACGCCATGAAGAGAATTGAAAGGACCCCAGAAATGACTCAGCCTCTGCATACCTTGCTTAGGAAGTCCGCAGAGAGGG